CTATGCATCAGGGATAATTGCTCCCCGTATGGGCATGGATTCCAGCAGCGCGGAACCCCCCTGTGTTACACCAAACGCCTCTCCATGCCGCGCAGCGAGCGCACAGTATTCCAGCCACGCCCCAACTCCCTCGATCCCTTGCCGCCGCGCACGATCAAGCTGTTGACATACAAATCTGTAGCGCTGTCGGTCGGGAATATCAGCAAGCAACTTTGGGGCGTGTTCGTCGAAATGGAGCAGCAAGCCATCCGGCACACTGGCCTCAATCAATGCATCGACCTGCCCCTGATCGAGCTTGAACGGCGGCTTGAGCGTCGCGGCGGAGGCCGGCATCCGATCCTGACGCCAGTCAATCTGACGCAGCGCGCCTTCACGATCCCAATACGTCCACCTCAGGATCGGCGCGAGCCATGCCTGACGCTGCGCGTCGGACAACACCGGCCCTTTCACGAACAGCGTCTCGTCTTCCGCCGAACCGACCAGCGTCGCGAGAATCGCCGGGTCCCAATACGCGAGCACGATCGGCTCGCCATCCGGCAAGCGCACGCGCAGAAACAACTTCAGATGCTCCGCGAGCGCCGCAAGCGGCAATGGCGATGCGAGCAGCGTCGCGCACGGCGATGCCAGTCCATGTCGTTCCAGCCATGCGCGCGCCGATTCAAAGTGACTTGGGGGAATGTAGACGAGGTGGGGAGCGACGGCCTGCACGTCCGCTCCGCCGTCCATCAGGCACGCGACATGATCCGACCGGACCGACAATGCACCGGGCAGACTGCCGTTCTGCAACGGGTCGACGAGCACATATAGGTGCGCCCCTAACGAATCGGCCTCGCCGAACACGGTTTGCGTATCCATCAGCCCCCCGTCGACACGAACGCCGATCGTCCCGCCGTGCGTTTCATCAGGCACGGCACGCACACCGCATCCGGCTGCGTCGGCATCGGATACGGCATGCTGGCCGGGCCTGAGAAGCTGTGCATGCTGCCCTTGATGTCGATCCTGCCCGGCGCGTGGATCTGAATGTCGCCGCCCTTCAGGCGGATAAGCGTGTTCGCGCCGAGCGGCGTGTCGAACTTCAGCAGCCGCTCGTGCTGCAACAGTCCACGATGAATCGCCTCGATGATCGGCGCAAACGCCGCTTCCTGCGGCCCGCGTGGCCCCAACGTCATGGTTCAAATCCTTTTTTCTCAGGTTCGCCGGAATGGGGCGCGTCGCGCCCCTTGTTGTCAGGCGATTGAGCGCGGTATCGGTACCGGCGAACCGCCATCTTTGGCGAATAAGGATACCAAATCTGCTGAGGAAAACATGAAAGCGGCCAGCCTCCAGCGCGCCGGCCAAGTCCGCCTAACCAAAATTGACAAATATGTAGCGAACAATCCTCTACTTTTCACGCTGGAAAGATTGATACGTCAGGTCTTTCCGATTTCAGTCTCATGTAATCGGCCTAGGTTGTTGTTCGACCTGCCGCTCGTCTCGGCGGCAGGTCGCTTTATTCGAGTGGCGAAATCAAAACAACCCGGCCGGCTCCGCTGAATCGTCCCAACTGAAAATGATCAGTTCGCGACGCTCGACGCCCTTCCCACCGCCTATCGTGTACTGAATCGGCACGCTCTCGATGTGGAAGCCGGCAAACACGCGCCGGATCTCCGGATGGTCGTTGAGGCTGACGATCGCGCGCCCCTTGATCGACCGCAGCCGCTCGGCCATCTTCTCGTACTCCGCGAAAGGGAACGCAACGCCGTACCCTTCAGTCTCGAAGTACGGCGGGTCGACATAGAACAGCGTGTGCGGCCGATCGTAACGATCGATGCAGGTCGCCCAATCGAGCCGCTCGATGTACGCATTCGCAAGGCGAATGTGCGCTGCCGATAGCTCCTCCTCGATACGCAGCAGATTCAGGCCGGGCGGATGCTCCGTCCGTGTTCCGAACGTCTGCCCTTCGAGCTTGCCGCCAAAGCAACTTTTCTGAAGATAGTAAAAGCGCGCCGCACGCTGAATATCGGTGAGGGTTTCCGGGACCGTGTGCTTCAGCCATTCGAACACCTGCCGGCTCGTCAGCGCCCATTTGAACTGACGTACGAACTCTTCGAGGTGGTGCTGAACGACGCGATACAGGTTCACCAACTCGCCGTTGATATCGTTGATCACCTCGACCTTGGCCGGCGGTCGCATGAAGTAAAGCGCAGCCCCGCCTGCGAAAACCTCGACGTAACACTCGTGCTTCGGAAAGCGCGGGATGATGTGTTCCGCGAGTCGACGCTTGCCGCCGATCCAAGGAATGATGGGATTTGCCATTGTGAAAGCCGTTTTTAAACTTGGTGTAGAATCCGGCCCGCCTACGTAGGTAAGCAGGGCCTTGGCCGATTCACTGGCGTAGACAGTGGAAAGGCGGCCGTCATGCGTGTTCGCGCACGCGCGCCGGCCGCCCTGTTTCTCGTTACTTCCGCTCGCAGCCCGGCGTCTCGGGCCGCACCGCGCACACGTAGCCCTGCAGGGTCGTCAGTTTGTCGATCTCGCGCTGATCGTCGCCGGCGACGCCGAAAACGCGCTCCGCAACCGCTGCGTCGACGTCAGCGTAGGCGGCGGCACCATCGCCCACGCCGGCGGCGCTGGAAGCGCCGGACAGACCGTCACGATCGGCTGCCGTGCAGTTTCGAACGGCGACGCGCAGCCGCTCAGTACCAGCGGCAAGAGCAGCCCGCAGGCTGCGATTCTCTGCTTCATGGTCGATCCTCTCCTTCATGGTTCGTTGGTCAACGGCGGCCACCGCCGACGTGGCTGCCTCGTGCGCGGCGATCGCGCGCTGCTCGGCGTCGAGCGCGGCGCGCGAGATCGCGCCCAACGCTTCGGCGTGCCGTTGCGCGTCGAGCGCTCGCGCGGCCTGCTCGTCGGCAAGCCGGCGTGCGCCGATCAGGTGCTCGACGCCCGCGCTGGCCGCCATACCAAGCAGCGCGGCCAGCAGATACGGAGCTGCTTTCGGCATCACAGCCCCCGCTCGCAGATCGCGCGCTCTTCCGCCCGCCGCTTCACCAAGCCGGGCAACACGCGCCCCCGCGCCGTCACCCATTGCGGGCGTCCGTCGTCGGCCTCGTTGATCGCGCGGCACGCGCCACGCAGGTCGCCCGCGTTGAAGCGCTTCGCCGTCGTGCTGTTGCAGTAGGCCGTCGACCCGATGTTGTCCGCGAAGCTCACCGCCGCCGCGAGCTGATACGGCCGGCCCTTCAGGCCCGGCGTGCATCGGAGCACGCTCTCCGCGTGCGTGATCAGATGCGCCTCGAGCGACGCGCGGCACTCGGCTTCGCTGTACGCCTGGCCGACGACGACGTCGCGCGTGTCGCCCATGCACTTCGTCGGAATGCCGACCGGATCGAGATAGCCCACCAGCTTGACGCCTTCGAACTTCGGCACGATCACCGTCAGCACGCCGGCCGCGATCGCACCGACGACGCCGGCGAGCGTCTTCTTCGGCACCTTAACCATGCTTGCCACCTCGACGCCCCTTGTTCTTGATCAGGTAGTAGCACTGAAGGCAGATGTAGCCGCCCGTCAGAATCGACACGAGCAGCGACGCCCACCAGTTCGCATCGTGTCCCGATGCCCACAGCCACAGCGACGACGCAACCGGCGGGGCGCTTTTCGCAGCGCTCGCCGCAATTTCGCTTTTCACAGTGATTGACTCCACAAAATGAAAGAGCCGCCCGAGTTGCCTCGTGGCGGCTCTGCTGCATGCCCAACGTCCGCGTTACGGCTGCGGCGCGGGAATAACGAGATTGATCTTCTTCACCTGCTTCTTGCCGTGTCCGGCCTTCGCCTTGCCCTTGTTGCCGGCGTTGAGCACGACCTCCGTCTCCCAACTGCGGCCCGCGTATTCGTGCGTCACCGACTCGACGAGGAAATCGCCGTCCGCATCGCGCTTGAAGCCCTTCAGCGTCACCGTCTTCTCCGCCGACACGTCGGCGCGGCCGAGCATCCGCAAGCGGCTCGTGGCCGTGTGCCGATTCAGCTTCGCCAGCCGCGCGGATGCCGCGGCCTTCGCCGCCTGCGGGCTCGCGAACGCGTGCCGCTCGGTATGCACGGCCGCTGCACCGGGCGGCGCATCCGGATTCGGGATCACGAGATCGATCTTCTTGCCCGACTTCGCGTCATGCACCTTCGTGCGCACGGCCGCGAAGCTCGCACGATCCGGAAACGAGATCTCATAGTCGATCAACTGCTCGGGCGCGAGCACGAGCGCCGGCAGCACCTTGCCGCTCGCGCTCTTGCCGCCGCCGATCGGCGTGACGATCAGCTTGCCGGCCTTCACGGTCGCCGTCGCCCCGTACTGCCGCGCGATCCGCGTGACGAAGTGCAGATCGCTTTCACCGAACTGATCCGCGCGCGGCACGACCACGTCGATCGAGCACGCGGCCGCCCACTTGTTGCGCCGGGCGATGTCGCCAACGACGTCGGCGAGCTTCGCGTTCGACCAACTGCCGTAACGGTGCGTCTTCGACGTAGCCCGCAGGTTCGCCGGTCGGCCCCGGATCGCGACCGTCGCCGGCGGCCCGCGCAGCACGATCTCGTCGATCGCGTATTCGCCGAGCATCGACAGTCCTTGCCCTTCCCAACCGAGCGAGATCTTCAGCGTCGCGCCCTTCGACGGGAAGCGGATCACGCCGTCCCGGTCGTCGAGCTCGATCTCGCATTCGTCCGCCTCGAGGCCGGGCTTGTCCGTCGTCCGGATCCGCAGCACGCGATCCTGAATCGTGCGCGTGATGTCCGCGCCGTTCGCGATGATCTGGAATATCGCCTGCATCGCCCGCCCTCACGACCAAAGCTGAATCGGTTCGTCGCGCGGCGCGTCGAGATCCGGCAGCGTGATCAACACGCCCGAGCGGAACGGCTGCGGTTCGCGCGCGAGGCCCGGATTCGCTTCGTAGACGGCTTCGACGGTGCCGCTCAGCGTGCCGTAGGCTGCATAGCAGAGCGTGTCGAGCACGTCGCCGTCAGATGTTCTTAAAGTCCTCGCCATAGCGGCCAAACTCCAGACTGAAGGTTTGCTTGCGCGGCGCTCCGTCCGACATGAGCGCCTCCTGTTCTTCCTCGATCGATTGCAGATACCATCGCCCGAACACGTCGCCCGTGCCGCCCGTGAGCTGCACCGGCTTCATGCGCCCACCGATCGCGCGCAGCGTGTCGAGCTGGCGCGCACCCGCCCCGAGCGACGGGAACACGACGCCGGACAGCACGATCGTTTCGCCGCCCTGGCTCACCGCCTGCAACGCTTCCGGACGGTTCAGGCGCTCTTGCGACGCGACCTTGTAGCGTGTCGTGCGCCGCAGCTTGTCGTACGCGGCCGTCGACAGCCCGAAGTGGAAGCGCCGCCCCTCATCCGTCGTCAGCGTCAGCAGATGTGGGGTAGCCGATGCCGTGTCCGCGCCCAGCGCATCGAACACCGCGCCGAGCCCGGTTGCCTGCAGCACGGATTTCACGGCCTTCGCCGTGTCGGTGCCGACGACGGCGGCGAACTGCGTCTCGACGCCCTTCAGCGCCGTCGTCACGGTCTGCGCCGCCGCGTGGATCTGCGGATGGTTCGACGCGTTCGCGATCCGCAGCACGCTGCCGACCGCGCCCGCCGTCGCGCGAAACCCGCGCGTCACCTCGCCGACCTTCGGGCTCAGATCGGTCGCGACCGACAGCGCACTGCTCGCGCCGTTCAGCAACTCGGCGGCCGACGTCAGGTTGCCCGTCACGAGCTTCGTCAACGTGTCGACCGTGTTCTGGCTCGCCGCGCGGTTGCGCTCGTAGACGCGGCTCACGTGCTGCGTGCGCTCGGCCGCGATGCTGGCCTGCGTCGCCGCCTGCGTGATGCTCTTCACGAAATCCATCGGCTCTCCTACAGGTGCGGCGCATCGAACAGCGCCGACCGGTTGTTGTTCATCGATTGGGTCATCGCCCGTTGGATCTGCGGATTGATGCGCGCGAGCAGCCGGTCGGCCATCTCCTGATCCGAGCCGCCCTCCAGCTTGATGTTGAAGACCGGCGCAAAGCTGTTTTGCTGCTCGACCTTGAACGCCCGCCGCTCGGCGACGCCCGGCTCGACGAGCGCCTTCGCGTTCGCGACCGCCCGCGCGCCTTCCGGCGTGTCGCCGCGATGCTGAAACGCCCATCGCGTGAGCGCACCGAGCAGCTTCTGACCGGCGAAGGTGCCGATCGCCCCGCCCGCGACGCCGCCGATCGCGGCCCCGATCGGCCCGCCGAACGCGCCGATCGACGCGCCAAGCTTCGCGCCGACGACGCCGCCCGCGAGACTGCCGCCGATGCCCGCGAAGTTCTCGGCCTTCCGCGCGCGCGGATCGTCGCCGGCCGCGACCGCGTACGCATCCTTCGCGGCGAGCCCGACCTTCAGCACTGTCCCGGCGAGCGCGATCTTCCCCGCGTACGGCAACACGCGACCGGCCATGCCGCCCAACGCACGGCCAAGCCGCCCGAAGCGTCCGGCTTTGCCCGCCTTGCCGCTCGCCGCACCTGCCGCGCCCTCGATCAGATCGCCGACCGATCCGCCGCCGATGCCGCCGCCCGGCAGGTTGACGACGAATACACGCTGCACGCCGTTGGCCGCAGCGCCGAGCGCGTCGAGTGCCTGCCCACCGCGCCCCGGCTTCGCCCCCTTGCCGCCCTTCCCGCTGCGCTCGCCGCCTCGCGCCAACCAACCACCACGCGCGACATCGAGCACGCCGCGACCAATCGACCATGCCGCACGCGCACCGCGATACGCGATCGCCGCGCCCGCGACGCCGATGACAGCCGCCGTTGCGCGCGGCGATGAATCGACGATGTCGCGCACCTTCGAGCCGGCCTTCTTCGCCTGCTCGCCCGCAATATCCGTCACCGGCCGCAGTGCGTCGCCGATGCTGCGCATTGCCTCGTCCCACTGATCCGCAACCTCTTTCCAGATCTGCTTGGACGCGTCGCGACGGTCTTTGAGATCCTTCTCGATCTCGCCGCTCGCCGACGCGGCATTGCGCTTCAGATTCGAGTAGAGATTGGCGTTTTGCAAGTACGCGGTGAGCGCCGCCTTGACCTGCATGTCGTTGAACAGGTCGCCCGTCTTCATCGTCTCTTCGAACGCGCGGATCTGCTTCTGACGCTTGGCCGGATCCAGCTCGGCGTTGATCGACTTCGCCGCCTCAGCCAACTGCTTCGCCTTCGCCGGATCCACCCGCTCGATGTACGCGCGCGCGAGCACGAACGACGCTTCGAGCGTCGACCAGCCCTTGCCGATCGCCTCCTTCATCTTGGCTTCGTAGTCGACGCCGGCTTTCTTGTAGTTGCGTTCAGTCTCGCCCGAGCCGATCTTCGAGAACCAGTTCTTCAGGTTGTTCGCGGCTTCGTCGGCGTTGCCCGCAGTCTTCATCTGCACCTGAAGCATCGCGCCCAACTGCGTCACCGAATCCTGCCCCGTGATGCCGATCTTCTTCATTTCGGCGAGCAGCACCGGGAACCAGCGGGCCATGTCGACCGATTCGAACGAGCCTTCCTTGCCGAGATACGCGATCGCCTCCAGCGCCTTGAGCATCGCGGCCGGATCCTTGATGTCCGCGTTTTGCTCCAGCGCCTGAATCATCTTCGCCGTCTCGACGCTCGTCGCCCCCTGCCCGATCGCGAACTTCGCGACGGCAGGCGCAAAGCCGAGCGCCCGGTCGACATCCATGCCGGCCGCGACCATCTGATTCACCGCCTCGGTCAGCTCGTTGCGGTTCATCCCGTTCGCCGAAGCGTCGCGCCGGATCCGGTCGGACATCGCGCGCTCTTCGCCCGTGCGCGCGATGCCCGCCTTGATCGCGATGTCCCGGATGATCGCCTGATACTGCGCCGACACCATCGTCGGCACCGCGATCGCGGCGGTCAGCTTCATCGAGTCGCCAATCGCGCCGCGCATCGCCTCCCGGCCGCCGCTCAGGCGCTCGTGCCCCATCGCGCGCAGTTCGAGCCCGCGCGCGGTACGGCCGAGCCGCGTATACGCGCGATCGAGCCGGTCGACCTCGATGCCGGCGTCGCGCAACGTCCGCAGATTCGAATCCAGCTTGCGCCGGATCGCCTCGGCCGCGCTGTCGCCCGCGCGATGCAGGCGACGGAACTCGTCCTGTAACTTGATCGTCTCGCCAATCTGGCGCTGCCACATGCCCTTTTCGGCGGCCGTCTTGCGCAGCCCGACGATCTTCGATTGCGTGTCGGAGATCGCCTTGCCGAACGTCGCGGATACCGCCCCGCCGATCACGATCCCCAACGCGATTTCGCGTGCCATCTCCGCTCCCTGTTACATCAGTCCGTCAACCACCACACCAGATCCTCAAGCGTCAGATCGTCAACCGCTTGCGGACTGACCGCGCACTCACGCAGCAGACGCTTCGCCATCGCCTTGACGGTCTTTTCGTGCAATCGGGCCAGGGGTTCGAAAGGAGTCGTACGCGCGCTGCATCGCGCCGTAATCGGCCATGTCCATCTGTTCCAGCTCGTCGGGCGCGACGTCCGCGAGCATCGCGAACAGCGTGATCTCGCGCAGCTCGTCATCGTCCTGCGCGCGCTTGCTCGCGCCGCGCACGTCGCGCACCTTCGGGCGGCGCATCGTCAGCGAATCGCGCAGCACGCCGTCGAGCGTGATCGGGTACTCAAGCTTGATCGTGATCGTGTCCATCGTGTTTCCTCCAAATGTAAAAAGAGGCGCACGACGCGCCCCTCGGGTTCAAAGTTGCTTTGCCGCGCGTCACATGCCGAGATCGCGGCGCACCTGTGCGAGCTGATCGACGCCGTCAATCACGCGCACGAAGCCGAACACGTCGATCTCATGCATGACCGAGCCCGCGATCTCCAGCTTGTAGTAGTTCAGCGACGCGGCGTATTTGATTTCAGCCTTCTCGCCCGGCTTCCACGAGCCGGAATCGACCTCGGTCAGCATGCCGCGCATGTGAACGGCAACGGCTTTCGAGCCGCCCTTGATGTCGCGGAACGATCCGCGAAACGTTGCGTTGAACGCGGTGCCGTCCGCGATGCCGAAGAACTTCAGCACGTCGCGCTCCAGCGTCGACATCGCGAACGACGCTTCGAGCGGCTCCATGCCCTGATCCGTCTTGATCGAGGCGTCCATGCCGCCCGCGCGAAAGTCGTCCGTCTTGATCTTCAGCTTCGGCGGCGTCACCTCGGTCGTGCGGCCGACGAAGCCGCGACCGTCGACGTACATCGCGAGATTGAAAAGCGTTTCCGGAACCAAGGTTCACCTCCTACGATTGGGTATCGAGCACTTCCGTGAGCCACTGATTCGTGACCTCGAAGCGGAAGATCGGGTTTTCGGCGGGCGGAACGTCGGTGAACCGGATGTTCCAGTACACCTTGCCCTGTTCGAGCTGGCTCGCGCTGTTCAGGCGCGGATCTGCGTAGACCTCGAAATTGATGATCGCGCCTTGCGTGCGCAGGTCGCGCATGAACGCTTGCAGCCCTTCGGTGACGTCCTTCACGTAGGTCGCCGTGATGCCGCGGTCGACCGCCCATTTGTGGCCGGCCTGCACCGCGTCCATGACGATGTCGAGCGTGCGCACGCGCGTGACGAACGTCCATTTCGGATCGGCCGACAACGTGCGGTTGCCCCACAGCCGAAAGCCCCCGTCGCGGATGATCGTCGTGACGAACGCATTGTTCAGCAGGTTCGCGCGGCACGTCTCGTCGCCATCGAGGAACTCGATCGGCCGGCTCGTGCCCGTGATGCCGACGATTTCCTTGTTCGACGGCGACGCCCAGAAGCCGATCACCGCGTCCGTCTGGCAGAACATGCCCGCCGCGTAGGCGGACGCCGGCGCATCGGCGTCAACGTTCGCGCCCGTGTCCCAGTAACGCACGCCCGGATCGACCAGATACAGCCGCTTGCTGCCGAAGTTTTTTGCGTAGGCGATCGCGGCCTCGTCGTCGGTGTTCGGGCCGTCGAGGATCGCGATCGCGCGCAGCTTGTTCGCAAGCACGTCGGCCGCCGTCGCGACCGCCTGCTTCGACGTGTGGCCCGGCGCGATCAGCAGGCGCGGTTGCAGGTTGAACAGCGATTTGCCGTCGAGCAGCGCTTGCAGGCCGGTCCGCTTGCCGGCCGCCGAGACGCCGCCGATCACGTCCGACGCGAGCTGCGCGGCGTCGCCCTTCTTCTCGACGCCGACCGCGACGATCGCCGCCTTGCTCTGCGCGAAGATCGCGCGCGCGGCTCGCGCGACGGCGCTATGCTCGCCGAACGCCTGCGCCGCGTCGTGTTCGCTCGTGAGCCGCACCGGCACGTCGGGTTGAACGAGATCCGCGCCCGGCGCATACGTGTCGACGAGGCCGACCACCGACGACGACGGCAAGGCGATCGTCCGTGGGCCGACGTCGACGATCGTCGTCGTGACGCCGTGATAAAACGAGGTAGCACCCATTCAGGTCTCCAGAAATGAAAAAAGCCGCTTGGGCAAGCGGCTTCGATTGCGAGTAAGCGGCGATTACTGCGGCGGCAGCGACGGATCCGGATCGGCTGGCACCTCATCGCCTTCCGCCTCTTCCCGTCGCTTCTCCGCCTCGGCGGCACGCAGTTTCTCCGCGACCGCGATCCGAATCGTCTCCTCGTCCGGCTCGTCCGGCCACGCGTGCGACGCCGGAAACTCGGCGGATTCGACGACGCGCACGAGCGCCATCTGATACGAGGCCCACGCCTCGAACAGCGCGCGCTCGAAATGATCGAGCTGGCCGGCCGCGAGCGCGTCGGCCTTGCCGCGATTCTTCGTGCGTGCGGTCTCCATGCGCGACGTGAAGTCGTTCATCGCCGCCTCGCGCTGCTTGCGCGCGACGATCCGTTCGTCGACGCACCATGCGCCATCGCGCCAGACGTGCTCGTCGGACGGGCGCGGCGTCTCGGTCAAGCCGACGTCTTCCGGTTTCACGCCGGCACGCGTGATCTCGGCCGGCGATCCGCTGTCGGTGCGGTACAGACGCACGCCGCGATAGTCGGGCAGCAGCACCCACTTGCCGTCCTTCCAGAACGGCCACGTGAGCGGCGGGCGCTCGGGCAGCGGCTCGGCCGTGCAGAACGCCGGCACGAGCCACCGCTTCGAATTGAGCGGATCGATGTCCGCCAGAAAGCTCACGACGTATTGACCCGTCGCGTTGTCGTATTGATTGCAGAGCATGTGTGATCTCCCTGTTTAGTAGGCTCGCAACATCGCTATGACCGCGACATTGCGCGGGCGTGATTCGTTGCCGCCGTCCGCCACAACGTGAATGGCGTGGGTGTGCCCGCCGGCTGCACCGATTCCAACGCTGTGCTGATGATTGCCCGAACCCTCGGTGTTGAACTCGTGGTTATGGTTTCCGGCCGGACTCGTGTTTCCCCACACGTTGTCTCCGTCACTGCTTCCCGAGCCGCTGGTGAGGCCGCCTCCCCAAACTCCCCACGGCGGATTGTAGGCATTCGGGTTTTCCCCCCAAGGCGAGACGTGCTGGTGATCCCCGACGGCGTTCGTCCAGCCGTGATGCCCGTGCCAGCCCTGAACGTCGGTCCACGCGGTGTGGTTGTGATCGCCCACCCCATCGGCGGATGCACCGTGCGCGTGTGAGCGGTTCTGGCTGTCCTGCATCGTGCCAATCTTGCGGTCGACGTCAAAGCCTCGGCCGTCATCCCAACAGCGGAGGAACTCGCCTCGCAACTCCGGAATGCGGAACGTCGTTGCGCCGTCACCGTCCGAATAACACCCCCAATTGCCTGTCGACCAATCTTTCTCAGCAACGAGTGCGCCGCTCGCCTGCGCGTACGCCCACAACGCCGGATAGTCCGCGCGCTTCAGCACCGCGCCGTTGCACTTCAGATAGCCGGCCCGCACGCTCGTCCGCATCTCGAAGACGATCTGTCCGACCGCCGTTGTCGCAATGGCATCGGCAACCCATTGCGTCGTCGCGTATCGGCTCGACCGATCGCCGCCCGGCGGATGCACGCCGAAAGCCGGTCGATCAAAATACGTGCCGTCTGGTGCGAAATGAACCGTCTGCACGCCGTTGCTCGCCACGCCGAAGTGACCGTCGGCAATATGGAACAGGCCCGTATCCGGCGCACCGTCGTTACCGAACGTGAGCGACGGCAACCCGACGCTGCCCTCCGACAAGACGACGCGCGTGCCCGGCTCGCACATCAGGTCGCCCTTCAGCGTGCCGCCTTTGTTCAGATCGAGCGGCAACAGGTTCCCCTGATGCCAGACGGGCTTGCCGTCGATACGGAACGTGCGATCCTCGATCACGTACTGAAACGATCCAACCGTCGGTGACCACCAGCCGACGCCGAACTTGCTCGCGTAAAAGTAGCCATCGAGCGGGCCAAGTCGGATATGGCCCTCGCCCGCCGTCTTCGCAACGGCCAGATCGCCGACCGCTTCGACTGCGCCGCCGAGCGTCGTCCCCGCGCCGCTGCCGTCAATGAGCACCTTTCCGGTTGCGAGCGCCCACGAAAACGGCCGCCAGTCGCTCCACGTGCCGAGCGAATCGCCCTTTTTCGTCGACAGCAGGTAGACCGACGCGTCGTCGTTGCGCAGGAATGCCCCGTAATCCTTGCCGACGGCGCGCAACTGGCCGCCGTCGCCGCGATCGAGCCCGGCGCTCACGCCCTTGGCAAACGCGCTGCGATCGGCCGACAGTTCGATGGCCGGCACGCCCTTCAAAGTGACTTGGACGACGCCCGCCTTCGGCGAGAAAAGACCCGTATCGGGGTCGCCGTCAAAGCCGAATCCGGCGTTGCTCGCCGTCCCCGATCCGACCTTGCCGAGCAACGCGCCCGCCATCGCGTCGCCAGCCTTCGACACCTTGCCGCTGTCCTGCTGCTCGATCGCCCCCTTCAGGTAGAGCGTCCGATTGGCAAGCTGTTTCGCCTGCACGTTGTCGATCCCGTCCGGACCGCCCATCACGGGATCCGACGTTTCCAACTGGTAAATCCCGTCTTCCCACTGAGCACGTTCTTTCAGGTTTGCCATGCTGCCACCACTCCCCGAGAATATTGGCCGTTGCGGACGGCCGTGCCGTTATGTCGGATCGCGACCGCCGAGTAATCGAGCTTGACCAGTTGACTGCGCGCGGGCGCGTATCGCTCAATCGCGCGCATCAGCGCCTGCCCTTGGTCACGCGTCACCGGTCGCTTCAGCTTCACGATGTACTCGGCCCACGCGCTCGCGCGGCCGTGAACATAGTTGCCGTCCCGCAGCGCTGTGCCGTCGCGACGCTTCGCGACCCGCCCTTCCTGTATCTCGATTTCGCCGAAGCCGAGCCGCCGAACGATTTCGCGCACCGCCCACGGCGTGCCCTTCTTTCGGTGCAGCGCCAACGATCCCTTGATCAGCGCACGCCGCGCATCGTCCGACTCGGCCAGCTCCCACCCGTCGACGGCGACGGACCACGCGAGCCACGGCAGGAACGCCGCCGGACATCGATCGACGTCCATCAGCGTGCGAAGGATCTCCGGATCAACGCTCGGCCGCAGCACGCGCGCGAGCGCGGCTTCAAGCGGCGTCTGATTCGACGGCAATAGCGGCTCACTCATCGAGCACCTTCAGATTCAGGACGACCGACGTGCAGTCGGCGAACTCCTGCCCGTTGCAAATCACGTCGCGCGGCGGGGCCTTGAGATCGACACGCGCGACGCTGCTGCCACGCGGGTGAAGTGCGCCCGCAATCGCCGATCGCGCCATCCCGAGCTTGAGCCGGCGTGCCGCGTCGATCGCGGCATCGAGATCGCGCCGGCGCTCGGCCAGCACCACGGCTGGATCCGGACCACGCCCGACGTAGACGTCCGCCTCGATCGCGTACGCAACCGGCCGGGCCGGTACGACGAGCACCGTATCGGTCAACGGCCGCACGTCTTCGGCGGACAATGCGGCGCGCACCTTCCCGAGCAACGCGTCGTCTGCGACACCGCCATTCGACTGCGACATGATCGTCACGCGAACCGTGCCCGGCTCCGGGCGATCGATCTGCACGTCGAGCACCTCCGGCGACGCGTCGAGCGCGTGCTTGCGATACGCATCGATCGGCCCGGCGTCGGTCGACGTCTCGATCGCCAATTGCGTGCGCAATCGGAACCGCTCGTCGCGCTCGTAAACCGGCGCACGCGGCGGCGTCGCGTTCGGATCGCCGGGATCGACGAGCGCCTTTTCAACGCCCATCAGGGCGGCGACGTGTTCGAGATCCGCGCCGGTCGCGTACGCGAGCATGGTCGCTCGCGCGGCATCGATGACGCGTGCGCGAAAACGCATCTCATCGTATGCCGCCAGCTCGATCAGCTTGACGACCGGATCGGATTCGAGCGCGGCGCTCCAGTCCGGATAGATGCGCTTGAAGTACGCGAGCTTCATCTGGTACGCCACTTCGAAATCGAGCATCTCGACCAGATCGGGCGGATCGAGCAGCGACAGATCGATCATCGTCATACCGTCACCTCGAAGATCTCCGCCTTGCCGTCAATGTCGCCGCGAATCTCGAACGTCACGCGCCCGTCGACGACGGCAAGCGCGGCGACACGATCGAGCTTGATCCGCGGCTCCCATCGCCCGATCGCGCGCGCGGCTTCCGCCTGCGCCGACGAGATCCAGCCGCGCGTGATCGGCAGGTCGACCATCGCCGGGATGTCCGAGCCGTACTCCGGCCGTTCGCGGCGCGTGCCCCGGCGCGTGCCGAGGATGTCGCCGATGCTTTGCTTCAGATGCGCAAGGCCGCGCAGCGGTGCGCCGGTCCATCGGTCCATGCCGACCATCTCATCGATGGCGCTCATGCGCGGCCCTCAAGCCGTTTGAAGTCCGAATGCGCGTCGAGATACTCGATATGCGACGCTTCGTGCGCGAGCGCTTCGCCCTTGATGACGGGCAGCACCGAACCGTCCGGGAACACAACTACGCGCGTACGAAAGCGCGTATCGAGAAATGTCACGCGCGGCTGGACGAGCGGCGCACTCGCGCGTGGCGATTCTATTGCCATCTGCTGACTCCGAAAAAACGAAGCCCCGCACATGCGGGGCAAAGTCACTTTGTCTAGAATACGACTGATTTCCGTTCCTAATCGGCCACAAAGACCATGCAGAACAACATCGAAAAATTCGACGAACTCGTCGCCAATGTCTTCGCGAATCTGTACGAAAATTTTCCTGTTCGGATCTCGCTTTTCGAGAACACATTTGGATACGATCTCTCACACGGATTTAGTCCGGCCGGCGATGTCATCTACAACTCCCCTGACGACGAAAAGTTCTTTTCAGACACGCTCAATTGGCTTCGCATGGCGGGTTACATCGACTTTCACATTTCTGCACACGGCCCCTGGGGAAAAGCTGTCCTCACGGCAAAAGGACTCGAAGTGCTAAAAGCTACTCCCTCGTCAATAAGCCCGGCGCAACCATTGGGTGCATATCTAGCTGAAGGGATTCGCACCGGCGCAAAAAACGCCGTAACAAAGGGAGTTACGTTCGCGCTCTCTCACGGTGCGTCACTTGCGTGGAACGTAATAACTACAGGGGCTGGCTCGTAGGCGCTCCGTCCCCCTGCTCCATGTGCCTGTGCTGACTTACGGATGTGCCTGACGCAACGATGTCGTCCGAAAAGGCGGCACCGCCACTGACAACGACCGCGAGGCCGACAGAGGATCCAGCTTTACCCTGCATCCCCCCATTGAACGTCAGGCGCTGCTCGGTCGTTGTGTTGCCCGTGAACGTCGAATCGGGAATGTCGCCGAGCAGCTTCTCGGTGCGCAACGTCACGCCGTCCGCCCGTAGCTCCAGCTCCGTCTCGCCGATGCGGAAGACGATGCGCCCGCCCGCAGGCACGTCGACCCGGTACTCGTGCGATGCATGGTCGTAGACCTGCGAGGCCCCATCCGGGAAGTCGAACGCCGTTTCGCTCGCGCTTCGTCGCGCTGCCCCGCCGTGCTGTTCCGCGTAGTAGCCCGGCACCGCGTACGCGCTCGACAACTCACCCGACGACGAAAAGACCGACGCCTGTTCGCCTTCGGACGGCGGGCGCCAGAAGCGCACCGCCCCCGCCGCGACCGTGAACCACGGCAACCAGTCACTGACCCAATCGCCGACACGCACACGGCATCGCGGCGGGTCGTACGACACCGCGTCGACCGTGCCTTGCTGCACGAGGCACGCGAGCCGCCGGTCGATCTCGCCGATTTCATACTCGAGCATCGTCACTCCGCATAGTCGGCCGGCACGTCCTGCGCCGCGTCCCAATAGCTGCCTTCGTTGCCCGGCCCCGTTTCCGGGTCGACACCCCATACAAGCGTGCTACCGTCCGGAATCTCCTCCAACTCACTGCCGATTCCGAATTCGTGCGTCCATTCGACGAGCCACACGAGGTACGTATCGAGCTGGGGGCGGAACGGGTCTTCGCCAACCTGAACGACCCTGCCGGGCGCGATCGGCAAGCCCCACGTCTGCATATGAACCGCGAGCGCGAGACGCGCGGCGATCTCGCGCACGTGCAGCTCGTGCTCCGCGCCGTATGGATCGACGATGATGCGCGCCTGCATGCGCGCGATCAGCGAAATGCAGCCGGTCCCGTCGTCGTGTCCGGGTTCCATCTCGGACATCTCGACGGCGATCAGCGGCGTCCGGATCTGCGCGCCGATCTTCGGATACGCCTCGATCCGCTCGAAGGTCGGCAGCGCTTCGCGCAATCCGTTGACGATCGCGTCGTGTAACAGCTTCAGGTTATCGAGCACGTCCCATCACCTTTTGTAGTTCGTAGTTCACTTCTTGCCGCAGGATCGTCAAGAGCCGCTGCTCGCACGCCTTCGCCGCGCGGCGAAACGCCGGATCGCCCGTCTCGTGCCAATCGACTGTCACGACGCGATACGGCAACCGTGCCTTCCCGACGCGCTCGAAGATCGGCCCGTCCGGTTGCCGTTTCGATTGCCGCCATGCTCCCTCGAACGACGTGCGGCCGGCGCGCATGCCCTTGCGCGTCTTCGCCACCGAGCCGAGGCGGTGCGCCTCGATCGGGTTCAGGCCGAGCCACACCTTGCCGGTATCGGCCGACCGCAGGAAGAAATACAGCCGGCGGCGGATGGTCTTCTGCGGAATGCGCGTCGCCGCGCTGACTTCCTTCGCCGTCTGGCTCTTGATCCATGCGGCCGTCTTGCGCAGCGTGCGCCGCCACGCGGCCTGCATCGCGGACGGCGACAAGCCATGCAAGACGGCCGTGACCGCGCCGACGTCGATTTCGACTTTCAGTCGGTTCATGTCATTGCAGCGTCAGAATCGTCCAGCCCGTGCCGTCCGGCTGCGCCTCGACGACGCGATAGCGTCCGCTGCGCGCAGTCACGACGCTGCCCGACTGGATGCCGGCGGCGTCCGCGTCGATCACGTGCAACATCGGCGCGACGAGGTTCGTGCGTTGCGAGCCGAGATCGGGGCCAAGCCAAGGCGCGTTGAACATGCCGCGCACGGGACGGCCGTCGACGACCACGTCGTCGTCGGCCAGATCCCGCAGCACGGCCGCGTCAACGTCTGCAATCAGATCGTGGAACGCCATGCGTCACGCCTTCAGACGAATGCACGCGCGCGGGCGCGTACACAGATGGATCGGGTTCGACTGCGCCTCGATCTCGACGCCCTTGTTGAACGGCATGATTTCCTGCCGTGCGTAGTACGGCAGCCCGATCGTGTTCACGGCGTCGACGTAATCGCCGGGCGCGAAGCGCGAGATGAACAGATCCGGCACGCCTTCGGGCACCGCATACGCCTCGTCGTCGCCGACGAACGGGATGCCGCCGATCTTGCCCCGGTAACGCTCGAACACGATGCCGTCGATCTCGATCGCGCCGCGCGGGTCGCCCCGCAGCGCCGCTGCCGCCGCCGTGTTGAGGAACGTTTCCTTGACGGTCGGCAACGTCAGCAGCTTGCGCCAAAAGTTACGCCCACAGAACGCGCGCACGCTCGAAAACGGCACGTTGCCGAGCGCGTCCTCGATCGCTTCGAGCGTGTCTTCGTTCTTGATCCGGATCTCGGTCTTCGCATTCGACAGTTCGTATTCGATCACCTGCTGCTCGATGCCGAAGCGTTCGAGCAGGTTCGCGACGACGTGCTTGCCGTCCGCGTCAAGGATCACGCCGCGCACCGCGCCGAGGCGGTGGTATTCGTGCGTCGCTTCGAGCTGGCGGCGCATCTTCGCGAGCCGCTTGTCGACATAGCGCTGGACCGTCTCCAGTTCCGAATCGTCGCCGAACGCGCGCAGATTCTGGATCTCGTCCGCCTTGATGACCGCGCGCTGCGGCAGATGGACCGTGTTGAACGGAATCAGGCTCGGCTTGCTGCCCAGCACGTTGGGCGCGGGCTGACCGCGCACGCCGGACTGCACGAGCGCGAGCGTGTCGCCGTCGCGCTCGATCTGCACCGTCGTCGTCGTGATGCCTTCCTCATCGAACAGGCCCGCCTCGCCGAGCCGGCCCGGCACGTGCGGCTGCTCGTTGATTGCAGCGGTCATGGACGACAGCGAGAATGCGTCGTCGTTGAAGATAGCGATGTCTGCCATATGCACTCCAGAAATGAAAAAGCCGCGCACCGGCGCGGCTTCGGGATCAGGGAATTCGCTGCGATCAGCGGATGACGATGTGATGCGCGGCCAGGTCGTCGCGCGCGGGCGCGTCGAGCCCCGCGAGCAGGCGTGCGTCGACTTCGGCGAGCCGCTTGATCGCAACCGCCGGGCGCGGCTTGTCGGACGCCGGCAACGGTGCGTAGAGGATGCCGACTGCGACCTCCGCGCCGGTCGTCGCGGCGTTGTCGTACGGCGCGTATTCGCCGGTCCCGATCGTGCCGAGCACGCAGCCCGCCGGCAACGCCGGGCCGGCCGCGACGAGAATCGCATCGCGCGAGATCTGGCCCGGCCCCTCCGAGATCAGGAATTCGGCGGGCAACGCGCCCATGGTTTGGATGTTGGACATTCAGCGCTCCTTTCGGCGATGAAAAGTTACTTGGCCACGCGGCGGGCCGCGTAGATGTCGGACGTGCGCAACGTGCGGCTGCGTGCCTGCGGTTGCGTCTGCTGCTGCGCCGGATCGGGCCGGCTGTTGATACGGGCGCTCGATGCCGTGAGGCGCTCGAACAACCGCGCGCGCACCTGATCGGGCGTCAGACCGTCCGCGACGTATTGCGCGGTCAGATCCGTCTGGTTCGCCGCGAGGCAGATCCCCGCGATATCGGTTGCGTTGCGGATCGCGCGATCGACCGTCTCGCGATCACGCAGACCGGTCGCCGCGATCACGCCTTCGGCGCATGCCGCGAGATTGGCTTCCCGCAGCGAATTGAACACGTGCGCGGCGAGTGCCGTGACATCGGGCGTCTGAGATGGCGGTTCCGGCTCGGGACCCGGCGTCGGATCGGTCGGCGTGTTCTCCGGCGGAACGGTCGAATCCGCATCCGGTTCGTCAACCGCGTCGAGCAGCGCCACAACCTGCTCGGGCACGGCCGAGAAACGCGCGAGAAGCGGCGCAGTGCCCGCGGACGCCGCGAGCTTGACCGGGGCCTCGATCACGTCGCAGAAACCCTTCTCCTTGGCCTGCGCGGCCGTCAGCCACGTCTCCGCGTCCATCATGGCCCGCACGTCGTCTTCGGACAGGCCGCTGCGCCGTGCGTACGCCGCCAGAATGCCGGCGCTCGCGTTGTCGAGCAGCTCGGCGACGCGGCGCAGATCCTTCGATTCGCCGGCCGCGACCGTATGCGGATGGTGGATCATCAGCAGCGCGTTCTCGGGCATCTCGATCTCGTCGCACGCCATCAGCACCAGCGATGCGGCCGACGCCGCGATGCCGTCGACGCGACCCTTCACCTTGCCGGCGTAGCGGCGCAACGCGTTGTAGATCGCGAACGCGTCGAACACGTCGCCGCCCATCGAATTGATCGCGACCGTGATCGACGATGCGTCGGCCGCGACGGCGTCGAGCTGCGACACGAAGTTCTGCGCGTCGGTGCCCCAGAATCCGATGTCGCTATAGATCCGGATCTCGGCAACCTTGCCGCCGCCCGCCTGCGCCTGCGCGCGGATGTCCCACCACTTGCGGTTTCGTTTCATTCCCCGTCCTCTTTCAAAACACTGCCGTTTCCGTCTTCAATCGCGAGCTGCGTGTCGTATCGCAGGCCGAGCCGCTGCTCGCGCGCGAGATCCGCCGCGTTCTCCGCGTCGACCTGCTCGGGATCGTCGCCACGCGCGAGCACCGCGCCCGTGCGGCTCGCAAGGCCCGCGCGGATCTCCATGCGCTTCGCGGTGACGTCCTGCACCGGATGGATATACGGCCAGCCCTGCGGCACCCATCGCACGCGCAGATAGTCGCGACGTCGGCGGAAGTAGTCGGGCATCGGCATCGCGCCCGACAGCGCGCACGCGTCGACCCACCAGCGCCACACCTTGCGGCAGAACTGGTGGATGAACACGTTCCACTGAATCTGTTCGACGCTGCGCCGGAACTCGTTGAGGATCACGCGCAGCACCCGGTCGCTGACGTCCCGCAGATCGCCCGTGAGCACCTCGTAAGGCATGCCGACCGACGCGGCCGACGCCATGAGCTGCTGCCGCATGAACGGCACATAGTCGTTGCCCGCGCCCGGCGGCTCCGAGAATCTCACTTCCTCACCGGGCGCAAGCTCCTGCATGCCGCCCGGTTCGAGCGACACGACCGGCGAAAACCCGTCGTCGTCGTATCGCATCGGCGCGCCGGAAACGGGATCGCCCATCGGGCCAAGCTCCGCGTGCGGCTTCGTGATGAAGCCCGCGAACAGGTTGCTGACCTCTTGCCGGAACAACACCGCGTCGTCGAAGTTGTCGAGCGAATGCAGCCGCAGCAGCACCGTCGACAATTCGGGCACGCCGCGCACCTGCCCCGGCCGCAGCGCAAGGAACACGTGCGCGATCTCGTCGGCCGGCACGCGCACCGTCCGCGTGCTGTCGCCGGCCTGCCGTCCATATTCGCCGGGATGCCGCGTCAGCAGGTGATAGGCAATGCGCCGTCCGTCGTCGTCGAACTCGACGCCGTTGACAATCTCGCCGCGCGGCAGGCGTTCGTTCTTGCTCACCGGCAGATGATCGGCTTCAAGCAATTGCACCTGCAACGGCACGGCCAATCCGTCATGCCAACTGCGAAGTCGCCGCCGCACGAGCACCTCGCCGTCGCTGAAGAACGCGCGAGCGGCGAGCGTCTGCAAACCCGCCATGTCAAACAGCCCGTCCGCGTCGATCTCCGCTGCGCTGTCGTCCCAAAGCAGCTTTTGCGCGTTTCGCATCGCCTCGTCGGGATGCCGCGGATGCGCCTGTATGCCGGAGCCGATCGTGTTCGACACGAGCCGCGTGATCGCGGCTTTCGCCCACGGGTCGTTTCGAATAGCGTCGCGCGCTCGATGCCGCATCAGCGGCAGGTTTTGCGCGGCCGCCGCGTTTGGCCCCGCGCTCGACGCCTTCCACGACCGTGCGCGAGCGCCGCCCGTGCTCGCGGATTCGTACGCCGCCGCCTTCAGCCGCGTCGGCACCACGAATCCGCGTCGCGCGAGCATCGGATACGCGCGGCTCATCGAACCCCCTTGCCGGCGTGCCGCAGCCGAACGATGCGCGAGCGCCCGCTCGCGCCGTCGAGCGCACGAATGATCTCGGTTTGCGCCTCGCGAAGCTCCAGGATCGAGCGGTACTTCACGCGGCGATCCGCATACTGCACTTCGAGCTCGCCCTTCGCGATCGCGGACTGGATGCGATCCAGATCCTGCCTTGTGTAAGCCATCGGCTTTCTCCTAGCGACGCGTCAGGTAGGCCGAACGGCCGACGCGACGCCCCTGAATGCGCGAAACCCCGCTCGGTGGCGGGGTTTCGATGGGTTGTGCGGTTTGCTGCGGTGGCGGCGAATCCGTGCCCGCATCGCGATCCTCCGGCGGATCCGGCAGCACCTCGACCGGCAGCGCCGACGGCAACGCGTCGAGCACCGGCACCGCCTCGAACAGCGACACCTGCGACAGGCGCTGTTGCTCGACCTGCCAGTGCAGCTCCGTCATCAGGTGCGTCTTGACGCTGCGCGCCGCATGCAACGCATACGCTTCGCAGTCGAGCGCCTCGTTTCGCGCGCCGGCCTTCTTCTGCCAGACGCGCTTGGTGCCGATGCGTGCGGGCACCTTCACCTCGGCCGTCAACTGCGACAGATAATCGGACCGAACGTCGCGATACCAGTGCATGCGTCCGGGGCCGTCGCCGTCCAGCTTGAGCCGGTTGTCGAGGATCAGATCCTTGGCCTTGCTGACGCCGACCATGTACGGCCGCAAGCCGTACTTCGCCGCCTTGCTGTTGTTCCGCGTCGAATCGACCGACGCGCGCGGCGTGCTGAAGATCTCCGCATTCGCATCCGTGCTGCCCTTGATCGCCAAGACGTTCAGGCCGCGCCGCTGCGCCGCGCGCACGTACTTGTAAACCGCGTCCGACGTCGAGCCGTCCGACGAATCGATCGACGTCGCCCGGACCCGCAGCAGGCCGCCCGTCTCATGCCGGTAAGCGTGCGTGATCAGCATCGTGAGCGCGCCCCATACGCCGCCCGTCAGTGGGTCTTCGCGTTGGTCCATCACGTTGCCGAAGATCTCGTCCCATACGACCAGCCAGCTTTCCTCGCCACGCCCCCACGCGCGCAGCACGATCGCGAGGCGATCATGCTGCACGTCGACGCCGAGCGTCAGCAGCAGACCGCCCGCCGGCACCACGAACGCCGGATACGGCATTGCGCGCTCAGCGAGCGCGTCGATCTCGGGCAGATCGGTCTTGTACTTGTACGGCCGCCCCTTCGAGTTGTTCACGAACGAACGCATTTTCGTGTCGTCGCCCGCCCGGAGGGCTTTTTCCGCCGTCAGCCACTTCTTCACCAGTTCGGCCATGCGTGAGCCGGGGAACGGCGATACCAGTTCGTTGAGCCGGAATCCGGCCACGCCGTGAAACGGGGCCGTCGCGACCCACCGCCCCCGGCGCACCGCGCGAATCCGCATCGAGTCGTCCCACAACGAGCCGCAGTGCGGACACGTGTACCGTGCCGACTCGGGCCGGGCGCGGCCGTACACCTCGTGCGCGATCTCCGCGTCGTCGGTCCACGTGACGTTTTCCCAGATCAGCTCGTGCTCTTCGCCGCAGTCGGGGCACGGCACCAGATAGACACGCTGGTCCGATGCCTCGTATGCCTGTTGAATGCGCGAGAAGCCGTCGACGGTGGGCGTGCCGCCGAAAATCACTTTGCGACGGCTGTCCGAGTAGCTCTTGTTGCGCTCTTCGAGCAGCGTGATCGAATCGCCCTGCTCGCGTACGTTCTGGTTCGCGTCGTCCGGCTCCTCGACCGCGACGACCGGCGCGGGCGTCGACTTCACGTCGTCCGGCGCATTCGACGTGATGAACTTGAGGAACCCGCGCGGGAACGTTTTGTGATCCCACAGGTTGTTCTTGTCACGGCTCGCATGCACGGGAAGCTTCGCCGACAGGCGCGGCGTCACCTCGACCATCGGTTCGAACTTCTCCATGTTGAACTTCTTCGCCGACTTCTCTTTCGCGAACATGACGATCATCGGGCACGGATCGACATCGATCCGCCGGCCGATGTAGTTCAACAGCACCCCATCCGTCCACGCGACCTGCGCCGACTTCATGCACACGACCTTCTGCACGCGCGGATCGTCGAGAGCCGCGTGCATGCCGAACACCCACGGCGTGATGTTCGGGTTATAGCGGCCGGGGCTCGCCGTCGCCTTCGCACTCATCCGCCGATGCTTGCGCGCCCAGTCCGTCGTCCCGATCTTCTCCGGCGGACGCAATAGCTGCACGATTCGCCGAATCACCGCCCGAACCGTCTGGGTCGTATCCAGAAAGCTGTTCAAGACACCCATACATATGCTCGTTCAACCATTCGAGGTCAATTTCAACGTCATACAGCGCGCGCAATTCCTGCACCAGCTTGTCGGATAGCGCGAGCAGTTCCGTCTGAAAGGCACCGACCATCTGGCCATATGCCTGCTCAAGCTGCGCTGCGTTGACCAACTGCCCTTTCTTTTCGGCCAGCGTCAGCAACTTGATTTCGCGATCGACACGTTCGGTCATCGCGCGCTCGGCGACCAGATCGATGCCAGACTCGCTCGCTCGGCCGGCGGCCATCTCTCGCAAGTGCCGAAGGTAAGCCATGCGGATCTCATCCATCGACGCCGTTCGATAGTCGATGTTGAGCCGGTCGACCAGACGCGAAACGGCCGACTGATCGAGGTCGAGGTGCTCGGCGATTTGTTGTTGGGTTGGCATGAATATGACCCCCCCTAGGTCATTCACCAGTAGAGAAAAAGCGCGGGTGCGCACCCCCGCGTGTTGGCCGCCCCGCAGGGTCCCCGCCAGACATTTGGGCAGCCCCCTTGCTGCTGGACCAGCGGCGTACCAACATTGCCGAATCGAACCACCGTGCTACGATCCGCATACCCGGCAAGCAGGTAACACAACGAGGGAAAGTCAATGTCAGAAGCATCAAATGCCGAAACAGTGCAGGGCCAAGTTCTTGCCCTGCTCGCCGCAGTTCACGCAATCACGTTATCGCTCGATACGGACACTCAAGCGAGGTACTCGTCTAACTTGGCGAGGGTCGCGGATGCCGCTCGGAGCATGCAAGTTGCCCCGAACTGCACTCCCGAAGAGCTTGCTTCATTCGACCATGCTATTGCTGTACTTCGCGACGGCGCACCCACCGGCCAATAAAACCGCGAAACAACGTGTCGACTACCGGCCGAGGGTCGTCGTAACGTCTCTCGACCGGACACGGTAGTTCACTAACCGCCTGTTGCCGGGCACCCTCAAGCGCGTCGATGATTCGCTTGAGGGTTCCATCCGCACGATAGCTCGCACACATCAGCCCGCCCGTGTCGGATCCCTCCCCGCTGAATACCCAATTCAGATCACCCGCCCCGCCTCGTACTTCGACTCGCATATCGAATCTCCAATGCAAAAAGCCCCGATGGCTTTCGCACTCAGGGCTTCGAAATTCATTTCATAGGGGCGAACGCCCCCACACGACCTAACGGGCTCCTCGTATCGTTGTTTTGTCCCGAGAGGTTTGCACGACTAACGCGCGGTGCCAGCGAATATCCAGTGACGCGGTAAAGGATGGGCGAAGTTTACGCGATCCGCTCTTGGAATGGAAGACGTTTCATTCTCGCAATTGGCAGCGCAGTGTGTCATTCACAGAGCCATTGATCGCATCGAGCAACGCAAGCATGTCGTGAAAGCGCCACGACCAATTGCGCCGATACTCCTTGAGCGTCACACCGAGGGCCTGCGCGCGGGCCGCATCTTCGACCGGACGCTTACCGGCCCCGCCACAATCAGGGCAAATCTGCCGCCCGTGAATAGTTGCAGGCGCAGCGATCTGCACGCGCCCCACACCGCTGCAAACGTCACATCCTTCGTACTCCCTGAATACCAGCGGTCCATTGCGGCCGTGCAAAAACGGAATCCGCTCCTCCGCGACACATACTTTCCCGCGCCCCACACAGACGAGGCACCGTATCGTCGCCTTCGGCTGTTCGATGGAGCGCCGAACAACGCCACGGCCCTCGCACGTCCCACATTGATCGTTGATCCACTCGTCGAGCAAGCGCAGCGCGAATCGTTCGAGCACATCTACTTGCGCACGCTCGACCGCATGACCGGCGCGTTGCTCGCGACGCTCGTCGCGTTTCAATCCGGTAAATTTCCCGCGCTTGAAGCGCCCCGCGGTTCGCATCATCTGCGCCAACAGCAGCATCGCGCGTCGAATCATTTCCGGCTTCGCCTGCTGCGCGACTTTGATCCGAACCAGCATCCGACCGAGATCGTTCGCAAAGGCGAGCGCGCCCAAAGTAACTTTCGGATCGGCAATCGGGTCGGTGAACTGACCACGCACGCTCATCGCGATTCCCGCCCGCTCCATCAGATCCATCATCGCTTTCTCCTTAACGTCCTAACGTCCCAATGTCCCAAGGGAAAAGGCTTGCAGGGGCGCGCGCCTGCGACATGCGCCGCTCACGTCGCGCATGTCGCGCGCCCGCACCCGCACACGAAGCCGTGCTTTGGGACGTTGGGACACGGGACGTCCACGGCGCGCCAAAGCGGGCAACGCGGCGCGCCGCGAACAACATCGCGGCGCGCCGATCCTGATCAAAGCGGGCTGTCGTCATCGCCTGCCGCGACCGCTTCGAGCGCCGCTTCCGGCTCCTGCTCTTCACGCACGTAGTACCAGCCGCGCGAACCCGTCGACTCACGCTTGCGCACCCACCCGAGGGATTTCAGTGCTTTGCCGATACGGCGCTGTTCCGCAAGCGTCCATTTCGACGTGTCGAGCTTCAGGATGTCCGCGAGGATCGTCTCCATCGTCGTGTGCGACACGTATTCCAGCGCCTTCGCGATCTTGTCCTCGTACACGTCGCCTTCGTACCGCTCGGCCTGCTCGATCTCGAACAGCGGGCGCTCCTGCTCCGTCACGTGCCACACGACGCCCGAGCGGTACAGGTGGACGGCCTCGGCCCACAACTGATCGCGCACGCGAGCGATGCCGTCGATATCGACCAAGCCGCCCACGCGCAACGGCCAGTAACGCCGGTTGCCCGACTCGTCCTTGAGGTACGTATCGAAGTTGACGGAGCCCGCGAACACGCATTGACGCGGCACGTCGGTCGCGCGCTTGCCGTAGAAGTTCCGGAACCGGTCGACGGCCGTCGCGAAGAAGCTCTTGACCGCCGACGAGTCCGCCTTGTTCAGCGAATCCAGCTCGGCCAGCTCGATCACCCACTTGCCCGCCATCACCGCGTAGGTGTCCTTGTTGCCGATCTGGATCGGCGTGTCGGTGAACCATTGTCCGCCGGCGAGCACCTTCAGCGCCGTCGACTTGCGTGCGCCCTGCTTGCCTTCGAGGATCAGCACGTTATCGACCTTGCAGCCGGGCTGCATCACGCGCGCGACGGCCGCGATCATCCATTTCATGAAGGCCAACTGCACATACTCGCTGTCGGCCACGCGCAGATACGTCGACGGCATCGAGCGCACGCGCGGCACGCCATCCCATTCCAGCCGCCCGAGGTATTCGCGAACGTCGTGAAAGTGCGTCGCATCCGCGACCAGCAGCACCGCGTTCATCACGATATCGGTGCGCACCGAAATGCCGTATCGCTGCGACAACCAGAGCGCGCAACGCTGATCGTCCATGTCCGTCCATTCGCCCGCTGCGCCCTGCGGGAACGGCGGGGCCTTGCGCTTCATCACACGACCGCCGAAATCGTCCTGCTCGATCACGCCTCGCCACGCCTTGTGATTCGAGAGGATCAGATGGACATTGCCGAGCGTCGGCAACAGCGTGCCCTTGTCTGACCGCGCGAGATCCTGCTCCCACGTGTGCGCGCCGTTCTCAGCTTCGCGTCCATCCCATTCCGCCTGTCCTGCGGCAGCGGACGTCGCGCCCGGCGTCGGCCGTTCGGCATCGACCGCGGCCGGGCGAACGTCTTCGTTTGCTGGCGCGAGGACCGACAGGATCGCCGCCTGCACCTGCCGCGCGACAGCGTCCAATCCTTCCTCGACGTGCAGATCATTGAAATCCGTGAGCTTGCGCTCGCCGCGATCGGCGAACGTCGGATAGACGACGCTGACGCCGCCGACCTCGGCAGCCGCTTCGTATGCGCGTTTCAGGCCGGCGTTCTCGAATCGCTTGCGCCGCTGCGGCAGGACGTCGTTACCGTACGTCACCTCGACGTAGGCCACGCCGTTGTCGTCGACGCGTCGGTGCGCGGCGACCATGTACCACGTCTTCTTCGCCTCGATCCGGATCGGCGCGTCATCGAACGGCAGTTCACCCCGAAAGTCGAACTCCTCCGCGAGCCAGTCGCGCATCCGTTGCTCGATCTTCCAGTCGTCGTCCGCACAAATCAGCACGTGCGCGTTCGGATGCGCGTTGCGCAAATGGCGGGCCGTCGACAGGATTCCGCCCGCATCGAAGCAGACGCAAAGCGCGAACGCGTCGGCCGTCGCCATGCGCACCGAGCGCCCGGTCGCATAGCCTTCGGCGATCATCACGAGCTGATCGTCCGGCTTCACTTCGCCGAGCAGACAGGCAGCGCCCTTCTTCTCCATGCCTTTGTTGAAGCGTTTCGCGCCTTCCGGCGTGATCTTCTGAAGCCCCACGAGCCGCGCCTCGTCGCCGTACTGATACATGGGCACGAAGATCGTGCCGTCCGAATCGAACCGCACGCCTTCGGCCGTCACCTGCTTGCGTTCCAGATAGGCCGATGCGCCCTGTTCGCTCGCGCGCGCCCATTGGTCGCACGCGCGGTTCGCAGCCATGCGCGCCGCACGCGCCGCGCGTTCCGCTTCCGCCTGCTCGGCGGCCTCTTGGCGGCGACGCGTCTCCGCGAGCGCTTCCTCGCTCAGCGGCGCACCGTTCCACTGGAATCGCTCCGTGCCCGGATCGTCGCCGGAGAAGTGGCCGAACGTGCCCGCATAGCCGATCACCGCCCCCTTGCTGACGACCTCGCGCAACTGATACCAGTACTTCTTGCGCGGGCCGTAGCGATGATGCTTGCCATCCGCGACCGGATGGCCGGACGGCAGTTCCGGATGATCGGCGTTACGGAGCTGCTGAACGATTTGATCGAGCGTCGACATAGGGGATATTCACCTCTTGAAAGCAGTCCCTCGCGCGCGCGAATCCGAACGCACGGCGAGGGGAAAGAAATGGGAAATGGAGATGAGATGCAGCGAACGCAAAGCAACTTGGCTCGCGTCGCTACAGTGTCTTGAGCAGCGCTTGCAACTGGCGCAGCTTGTCGGCCTCGCGCCCGTTCGCCGCTTGCTGCTCCTCGATCACGAGCGCGGCGGTTTCGATCTCGACGGCGATCTCGCGTATCGATTCCACAGTCGCTGTCAGGCGGTTCGCGATGCCCGACAGCAAATCGATCGGCGATGCGCTGCTATCGCGCTTGCCCTGCACTTCACTCAAGAGCGCGCGAGTGTCCGGTTCCGCCTCATCGCCCGTATCGGCCGAGGCGCACGACGTCGTGAGCCGGACGCGTCGAAATTCGCCACGCGTCACCTCGCGGACGAGCCCGGCATCTCTCAACCGCGCGAGGCAGTTGTCCGCCGTTCGCGAATCGATTTGCGCCTTGGTCGTGGCTTTCACCTGCGCCACGATCTGCTTGGTCGTCCACGATTCCTGAATCGGCACGAACTCGAAGACCTTCTGCGCGACGGACGGCATACCGCGCAGAATGGATTGCTGGCGGCCGGGGTTCAAGCCTGCCCCCGCCGCTTTGAGACCGTCGAAATACCCTTTTGCATAAACCCTCCTGCATGCGTTGTGATCCTTTTCCACCGCTGTCTCCCGTCCGTCACCGCGCGGCCGATACGTTCATGCCGGCCAGCTCGGCCATGCGACGATCGTGCGCCAACTGATGCGAGTAGTTCCGCCAACGCGCTCGGCCGGCGATGTAGGTCTGTTGCCCGGACGGCGAGCGCCGGTAGTGGGCTGATCGGCGACGCATGTCGCTGCTCGTGCTGTTCATATTCACTTCGTATCTCCAGTGCCAACTTCCTTCCAACCCTCACCAACGAAGCACTCATGGAACCGTTATCGATAATTTCGACCGTAATTTCGACGCTTGAGTCGGCACTCAACCTGCGCGAGAAAGCCGTAAAGGCACGCGATGATCGAGCCGTGGTATCGCAAATACTGGTCTGGCTCAGAGACGCTGAGATCACGCGGCAAGCCGCACTTCAACTTGAGGAGAAAGTGAGATCGCTCATGAACGAGAACGATGCACTCCAGAAGAAGGTTTGCGAACTTGAGACACGAACGAGAGATCTTGCACGCTACCGTCTGCACAAGTTTCCCGACGCCGGGATCGTTTACAAACTCTCTGAAAATCCAGATCGCGAGACCAGTGACATTCCCCACTACATTTGCCAGCCCTGCGCTGACAATCGACATCAGAAAAGCGCGCTCCAGACGTTTAGAAAACAAGGTCATGTCTATTTGCACTGTCCAGAATGCAAGGCGTATTACGCGACGGGCGACACGTACGCAGTCGCGCCACGTCGGATCGGACCAAGTCGGTATATGCATATCAAGCGGTGACTTCATCGTCACATCCTCGAATTCAGGTTATTTGCCACGCAGGCGTCGCCACTCGGTCGACATCGATTCGTCGAAGATCTCAAGATTCGCCGCACTGAGACGGCCCACGATTTGATTGCGGAACGCGTGGCGCTCGGTCTTCGTCGGCAGTGCCGCGCAGGACAACGACGCGCGTTCGATGAACAGCGCAACGCGATCGGGGAAGGTGGAGATCAGGGAGACGAACAGCCGTCCGGCCTGCTCCGGGGCGGCTTCGATCCGGTACGCGAGCGCGGCAACGCCGCATGCGAGCTGATACGGCCGTTCGCAACACAACTGCACCTGCTCGCGCGCAACGCGGCAGCACCCCATGCCGGGCATGAATCGCTGCATGTCAGCGACGCCGGCGGGCAGCAAGGTTACGGGCGGCATGAATCAACCGCTGGAACAGGCGCTGCCCCTTGCGGCCGGTCGCGATGATCTGCTCGGCTTCGCGATCGTCGATGCGCTGATCTTCGAGCGCGCGCGTCACGTCGTCGGCGACCTTCCCCACATGTGCCTGCAAGTGGAGCGTCGTCGTCACGAGATGCATCGCGCCCGGCTCGTGGCCATCGGTTGCGTGGTGATCGTCGACACGCTCGGCGACAAGCCCGAAACGAGCGTTGAGCGCATGCAATGCATCGAGCGCGTGCGCCTCGGCTTCGCTCTTCTCCTGCATCCACTCGATCAGCAACTCGAACATCTCCATCGAGAGGCGACTATCGCCGACGCCGCGCAGGCGCAGACGAAGCGACTCCGGCGTGATGCCCCTGCCTCGGCGGTTTGTTAGGTGATTAGCGGCGTCGGCTACGCCGCCGGGCGTGTTGCGCACGGACGTATAGAGCACGTCCAGCCATTCGGTGCTGTCGTATCTGCAGGTCATTGAACTATTGGTGGTCGGTCGTTTTCAATCTTTTGCTGCTCGAGGGGGCGGCGTACGATTCGCTCTGTCCCGCGAGGGGCCTATCGGCTCACTCGGCGGTGGAACTGTAGGAACGCTGTCCAGCGCACCGCTTCCCAAGGCAGTCGAGAAGCGCCTGAACGGTGGAGACGCGAGGGTCGGAGACGACCCGTCCACCAATCTTCGCGAGGGTTTGATACGGCACGCCGCTTTGCTTCGCAATTGCCGGCCAATCGCCCTTTGCCGCGTCGAGATGCCGCAGCACGGCAGTAAGAATCGGCTCGCTTCCGGTCTCCATAACGCCCCCAATCACAATGGCCAGTCGCGAGTTTATCCATTTAAGGAATTTCATTCAACCAAAGCGCAAGGCAAACCATCCGCCAATGGGTATCCAAATTCGGCAAGATGTCGGCATGAAAACGCCGCCCACGAAGTCATCGCTTCGGATGATCTTGGCCCGCAAGCTGCGGTGGTACATGGATCACTACCCGCACGTGGACAAGCAAGAAAAGGTCGCCAAGCGCGCCGGAATTTCCCAAAGCTCGGTCAATCGAGTCCTGTCCGGGAAGGTAGACACGCAGATGCGCGTGGTGGAATCTCTCGCTAACGCGATCGGCATATCCCCTACCGATCTGCTGATCGACGACGCGAACGATGCATCGGTAATTCACTACGATCGCGTCCGCTACGCCCAACTCCCGGAGACGGAGAAGAAGGCAATCGAGCGATATATCGAGTTTGTTCTGAGTCAGACCACCGCCACAACCACCGAGGAAGACGGGTCGACGACCATCGAAGAAGTTATTCCGGCCACGCCGGGATCGAAGAGGCGCGCGTCAGCCGCCGCTCAACGCCCATTATCGAACGAATTGTTGAGCGATGAACAAAACCACAAAACCCGCATCCGAGGGACCAAAACGCGAAACCGATAACGTCTACGAACTCCCCACGATACGAAGACGAACTCGGCAGGCAGCCATCCGCGCGTTTCTGCACGATTTAGTAGCGCGCCACGATCGATCGCCCGCAGTGGCCGCCGCTGCCGTGCTTCTACGCGAGGACGGCACAATCGCCATCTCCGCCAAAGGCGTAGACGCCGATACCGCAGAAGACGTTTTGGCCGGCGCACATCAATTGGCTGAGCGCATCGAATACGCGCGGAATCAGCGTTCACACCGGCTCGCCCGCCAACGCGGAACCGCCAGCATCCTCGCAACCGCGACGATCGGAATTGCAGCCGCAGCATACCTAAACACCTCAGCGTGGCTTGATGCGGTGCTAGTCCTTACCTGCCACGCCGCAACCCTGCTGCTGACCCCACGAAACTCCCGATAACGCGCCCCCGCCTAACCCGGCGGGGATTATTCTGGGAGCATTTATCCATTTATGGATTGACAGGGTATTTTCCATTAATGGATACTTCGGCTGTCGCGTCACATGACGCTCAACCGGAGATTTACCCCATGAAGCCGACCGATCTTCACGCTGAGGCCCGCCGGAACTGGCTCCGCGACGAGCAAGCCCCGCGCGTTACGCCCTCCGAACCCGCCCGCCAAAGCAACTTGGAAAAGTCGCTGCTGTTCAAGTGCGTCTTTGCCGCCGCCGCCCTGATCATCGCGGCGAACGTGCTGGACAACGGCCCCGTCGCTGACAAGCCCGCCACCTTTCACGCCAACGTCTGACGCTCACGCGCCGAGGACGGCTTGCGCACTCGGCGTAAAGGAGATGAAGCCATGCACCGAATCAACGCTGCACAGCACGCGGGCATCCCGCGCCGGGACACGCTATCGCCCCGGACCGTCGCCCGTTACGAACGCGATCGCCAGCTTCCGACGTCGCCGATCCTCATCGGCAAGCATGTCGTCATGCGCCGGCCACTCGTAGACGGCGTCTATATCGAGTACCTGATCATGGACGGCAACACCATTGCCGCGAAGCAGATCTCGATTCCGGACGAATCCACCTGCGCGACCGCGATCAAAAGCCTTCGCGCCGCGATGCGGCCCGCGCCCGAAAAGATCAGTCGCCCGAAGAAGCCGCGCGCGTTCAGAATCAAGGAGGCGTCGTGATCGACAACGCCCTCCCGAATGCGGCTCCGCGCCGACTCAACCCGTTCGTCGACCTCACGCCCGCTCAACGGGTCGACTTGACGGCTCGAATCCTGACCGTGTTCAGGCACGCCACGCACGCGATGACGTCCGACGAGGTCTGCACGGCCCACTTCGGCGACATGCCGGGCGCGGCTGCGCAATGCATCGACAAGCTCGCGCGGGGCGGATGGCTGCGCCGCCAACCGCGCCCGCACGACCTTCGTTTCCTTTACTGGCTGACGGGATCGGACGCAGCCCCGCCGCTGTCGGTCCCCTGCAAGCAGGCAGACGGCACCTATTCGAGCGATGCCGCCGGCGCACTCGCGCCTCGACATGCGCCGCGATCGGCCGTGCCCGCCGGATCCGCACACACGCGCCCCGAACTCCACACGATCGTCACGCGGGACGCGGAACGTCACGTCGCCGTCTCGTTCCCGCATCTCCGCTCGCTTGAGATTACCGTCGACTCGCTGCGTGGGTCGGATACCCGCACGTTGCGATTCCTGCGCCTGTTCCGCCAGAGCATCGACCTCGAAGTGTCGCGACTCGAACTGATGATCCAGAACCGGAGGACCGCGTGAAGCGCCTTACGACCTACAAGCACCCGACGTCGTACAACGAGATCGTCGCTCACGCGAATGCCGTTCATGCACGCCGTCTTGCCGAGCTGAAGCATGCTGAGAAACACATCCGAGCCATCGAGCACGACCTTACGCTGGTCACTGAAGCCGGCGTTCACATTGCTGTCGGCGAGCATTCGATGCGCCTCGAAGACTGCCGCGCCCCCGGCGAATGCCGCTACACCGGCCGGGCGAAATGGGCTCTCCGAATCTATGCCGGGATTTTCAGCGAGACAGCCGATCGCGCCGTCCGCGCGTTTCTCGCGCTCGGCTGGATCGTCGAGCGCATCGACACCACTCCGCATCGCGCGAGTCTCTTGCTTCGACGGCCGAAAACGCAGTCTCGCCTGCTGCTCGACTGCTCAATGGAACTCGCACAGAGTCTCCAACCGCAGGAGGCCGAGTAATGGATGCACGTACCCAATCGCTCGCGCTCGTCGAGCCGATCGTCACCGGCAACACGAAGGCCGCTGCTGCTGCTGCGCGCGCGACGTCGGCGGACCTCTGGATGGTGCCGTACGACCAACTCCACTACGATCCGCGCGACAACGTGCGTCCCGTCGATCACCAGTGGGTGTCACACCTCACCGCGCTGATGATCGCCAACGGCTACGACAAGAGTCAGCCACTCCATTGCTACATCCGGAAGGTCAACGGGAAGGACCTCATCTACGTCTACAAGGGTCAACACCGCTACCTCTCCGCAGGCAACGCGATCCGTGCAGGAAAGAATCTCGGCAAGATCCCCGTCGTCGTGCGTGATGCGAAGACGGTTGAACGCGCCGAGATGGTGATCGACGGCTACCTTAGCAACGAAAGCAAGCGCGCGTCTCCGCTCGAACTCGCGACGGTCGTCGCGGAACTGCGTGACATTCATGGTCTCGACACGAAGACGATCTGCAAGCGCCTGAACGTTACGGATCAAACCATTCGCGACGTCGGCCTGCTCGAGCAGGCACCTGCGGAGATTCACCAGTTCGTCCGTGACGGCTCCATCTCCGGCACGCTCGTGATCGAGCAGATACGGCAGCACGGCGCGGAACGGGCGCTGGAACGGATCGTCGCAGGCCTGTCGAAAGCGAAAGACGCGGGCAAGACGAAGGTCACGAAAAAGCATCTCCACACGGCGTCGCCCAAGAGCGTCGCGGCAACGGCCGCCGCCGAGCCTCAACGGAAGATTGGCGAGCAACATGCAAAGCAACTTTTGCAAGCGCTGCAAAGCGTGTTGCACGATCCCGGTTTCGGCAAGTTGTCGCCGGGCACGATCGAAGGCGTACATCGCGCGTTGACAGGCCTCGAAGACCTGCTCGATGTCGTGCCGGCACGTCGGCCGAAGTATCCGATCGCCAAGGCAAACGAGCACGGCGTGTATGAGCCATCGGAAGTCTTGTCCGCGCCCATATCAAAGCGCACCGGGCGCACGCACGTCGAGATTCGGCTCGCACAGATCGCCGAGGGCGATTGGGAATTCGGATACTCGTACACCTTTAACAGCGCGGGCGGATCGTCGCCATGCACGCGCATCGACGGCGAATCGCCCGGCCGGTACAGGACACGCGTCGAAGCGATCCGGACTGCGGTTCAGGTGCTCACCCGCACCCTCGAAAGCACTAGCGCTTCGAAAGCGAAGGAAATGGCAAGCGTTCGGCGATGGCTCGACAAGCTGTTCAGGATGCCCGACCCCGACTGGACGGCCGAAATGGCGCGGGAGGCAACCAAATGACCCCGCGCCCGGCCCTTTCTACCCCACGTCCGCTGCCGCGAAAGCGGGAACGCGCGGACAAGCGCCCGGCTATCACACTGGCGAGCGTCGACGGCAACGCTGTCTCGAAGCGTGTGCGCGGGCTCGCGCCCGCAAAGGCACTCCAGAAGAACGAAACGCCGCGTGCGCGGCGAAAAGCAATCCAGAGAAACGAAGCCCCTGCGGATGCCCGCAGGGGCATGCACGCACGCCTCGACGCGCTTTGCATCGAGATCCGCGCCCTTGTGAGCGACGTCTCGCACTCGGCCGACATCGTGCTGCTCGACCTATTGACCGACGACACCGGCAGCTACGCACGGCACAAAGCGGCACAGGACGCTCGCACGTGGGCCGCAGCCGCCGGCGTCACGCTCGAAACGGGTTTGATGCAGCTCGGCCGGGCGATACCACGCGAACAGAATTGAGGATGACCATGAACGACGAACAGAACACCGCACCGAACTGGTTGCAGGAAGGCGACCTACTCTATCGCCTCACGATCGACACGCACCGGCAAAACCATGACGAGATCTATGTCACGCTGGCCGAAGGATCGCGTGACATACGCGCGCGAGCAGCACGTGCCGCCGAGCTTCGAGAAGCTCTGAAGGGACTCGGATCCAATGGGCTCCCCGATGGCACCTCGGCCGAAGCGCTCACGAAGCTCAGAAGGCTCATTGCCGCCGATGGATACGCTGTCTCGTTTCAGACGATGCAGCAGTATCGATCCGCGCTGCTACGGGAGATCGACAACACGAGTCCCGTTCGCTCAACCCCGACCACGATGACGCAAGAACAGTACGCTGCGATCGAGTTTGCGCTTGGCGCATGCGCCGGACATCCGGCCGGCGAACAGCATGTGGCAGCACTCGAATCACTGCTCTCGGGGGGAGGCAACCACGCATGACCGTCGCGATGAAGCCCATATATCTCGACATTGCATCGGTATCAGCAGCGGTCTCCCTGTCGCCCGCGGTCATCCACAAACTCGTCCGCCAAGAGGAATTTCCGAGGCCGCGCGCCCTGTCCGGGCGACGCGTCGGCTGGCTCACGCGAGAAGTGGAAGAATGGGCAGAAGCTCGAACGCCGTCCGAATTCCTACCGCCGCCTAACTGCGGGACCGGCCGGAGGAAGGCGACGATTGATGCGGCCGGGTAA